TTAATCTTATATAAGCCTCTTGCGCTATCCCTGTCTTTTACTTCCAGAGCGAAAACGTCAATTTTCAGCTTCTTCATTTCCAGCTTAAACTCGTTGTCTAGCTCTTTTAGCTTCAGCATATCAGTAGAAGATGATCCAAGCATGAAGCTTTCTACTTCATCCTCACTGGCATCAGGCTTGCCAAGCAATTTGTCAGCAATAAACTTAGTAGCCACTCCTGCCATCGGGCCACCTAATGCCGTACCCAATGTTGGCGCTATTGTCTTTACTACGTCTTGCCAGCCCATAAAGCCCCCTTTTGTTAAACTGCTTAGTTGAAAGTGCTGGTGGGGTGAATCGAACACCCTATCCTACGTCTTAACCCGCCACCTAAACGACATCTCGGAATCGAACCGAACTACCACCACCTTGATGACCAGCACTCTCATCTAAACAGCCTATATTATACTACTAATTAACCCTGATTTCTTGAGATAATAATATTTCTATCGTTTGCAGCGCAATACCTTTCTTTACCATCGACTGAGAACATCGGTAAACATTCCAGCCTAATCTCATGGCCTCGTCGTACTTCTCTAAATCGCCCTCAATGCCCTTTCCTGTTTGGTGCCTTCCTAGCTTCATAGAGCCGTTTTTATTCTTGCCGTAGAAAGTTATCCCCTCAACCTCAATCGCCAGCATTTTCTCAGGGATTGCGAAATCAAAGCGCCATTGCCGTGTAGGGTGAAATTTATGTTCTCGCTCTACTTCAATTCCACATGCCGTTAGCTGGAACAATAACTCATCTTCTGCTTTACTCATATTTTAATTACTCGTTACTGTCTATTATGGCTGAAAATACATCGTCAGGAATACGCTTTTCTTTTTCTAGCTGGTAATCGCTTGCATGATATGCCCATAAATGGCTCTGCAAATCTACCTCATCTTTAAATTTCCTTCGACTACCGTGTGTGATTATATCGTCGCAGGATTGACACAAGGGAAGCACAAACCAATGCCCTATCAAAACCTTGTTATGCTTATAGGTAGCACCCATGCAATGATGAACAATACTTGGCCCTGCATTTCCGCATGCCCTGCAGTCGCTCTCTTTAGTGAAGACATGAAACGCTTTCTCCGCTGCATTTGCGCCCCTAGTGTTCTTTGTTGCTTTACGCTGCATTATTTATCCTGTGCTTTATAGTGTTATGTGTATCTTAAGTGTCCGTACTTCCCAACACAAAAATCATAACCATCACGCTCTCGATTTTTTCGGGTTATTTTGCGCTGTTTTTTAATCTGAGCAAGCGAGACGCAAAGGGTATTAGGCTTTCCATAAAAAGTGGCAAAACAAATTTGATAACCGTCAAACGTGGCTGGCTTACCATTTATAGTGTGCATGTATTTACTCATAACTAGTCCTCAATGTTTTATTAAGTGATTGTTTTACTACGCGCCACCCCAATGCGTTAATGAGTAGTGGTTGCCATCATTAAAGCGCCCACCCCATCGGCAAAGTTCGTTTTGCTGCTCCCACCACTCGCCTAATTCTCGATGATCTTCTGTTTCCGTTAGAAACTCACCATCTTTAAATAGGTTTAGATCAATAGCCAGCTTTAGCTTGTGCATCGACCTTGCACGGCCATAACCTTCCTTTTCGCCGTACTCACCATGTACGCGCTTACTTCTGAATAGATCGCCTCCGCGTACCTCAAAACCTAGTTCGTGAGCCTTGTCGATAAGCCTAGGCAGTAACCGCATGAATACTTCTTGTTTCTTTCCTAGCTTCATAGTGTTATCTATCCTGTGTTATAAATCTTGCTCTATAGCGGCTTTGTGGTCAATTACAGTGCACGTTAACTCTTGAGCCGCTTTCTTAGCTGTCTCAATAAGGCCGTCAGCGCACACCATGAATAACTGTTCGCATTTTTCCTTACTTAGCGTAATAGAAACCTCGCCGACCTCATTGTCAAACTTTATAAGCCCAGAAAACTGACCTTTTTTATCGCCGTATCTAACTCGCTCTATTTCTAATTTGCTTAATTGCATCACTTACCCCTTATCTGTGTTATTCATAACCCACTCTAACGCATGTTTCTTGTGACACAAGGCGGCGCGGGCTGCATGTTTAATATCGCACTCAAACTGATTGCGTAAATTTTGTATAGCTAGGTCAATATTATGAATATTTATATTAATCTTATCCATTTCGTCAAGTATTTCAGCCTCAGTTTTCATAAATCACCTCTTAGTAGCTGTATAGTTACGTGTAAACCCAAACAGGCTTAGTTCCTTTGCCATTACCTGCACCCGTATACCAGCAAGGCTCCCCTTGCATATCCTCTATATACTCAGGCGCAAAACCATATCGAACCCTACTTGGCTCTAATGCCTCCACTGAAATAACCTCTCCCAATTCCTGACTAATCATTTCTGCTGCAACGTCAGCCGATAGCTCACCTGAAATAACGTAAGAGCCATCACTAAACCATTGTGGCGCACTAAAATACTCTTCAAACTTTCCCATCATATTCACCTGTTAGTTATGCCATCCGATAGCTGCTGGGCTAGGGTGCCCGCCAATATCGTTTTGAATATCGAGGGTTTATGCTCGTGCCAGTTTCTCAGCGTTTTAATGTTTAGCACTGGCTTGCCGTTATCTTTTAAGCCGTGGAAGTCTACTATCTGCTGTAGGCTTTTCAGCCCTGCCGCTTTGGCTTGCTGTGATGGGGTCATTTTCTAGATTCCTTGTGGGTGGCGCATGGGTAATGGTTCCTGCGCTCTTCTTGGCAATTTGAATACTGGTAATCATTGTGGGCATAATGGATTGAGCCTTTCCAGCCGCATCTATTGCATCGGTTTTGAATAAAAGATTCATATCCTTCACCCCCTTTTAGCAGGCTGAACTTATTCCCATCCTCTAAAATCTCTAGACCCTCAACCATCCCCACACGATCACCAATTTCATTAGAATGTAATTCCAAAAAACCATATTTTCCTAACAGAATAGTATTATTAAACCAGTCTCTTCCGTCATGGTTATCGTCGTGCATTATTTCATCATCGTATTCAAGTTCAATTATCATTCTTACTTTCTTCATGCTGACTCTTTCCATTATCCGACTGAGGTAAATTTATGTTTTTTCTGGCTTTTCTGGCATATAAGACCAGTGGGTTACACCTACAACAATATCCGAATTGAGACCCAACTCACCAACAAAATAACCTTTGGCTTTTTTATAGTAAGATGTAGTTACAAAACCATTTGCTGGACTGTATGTAAGTACGTGCAAGAAATTTTGCAACGTGTCCGGCATTCTATCTTCTACTTTTACCCACTCCATAATCTTAACCCCTTACATTGACCTTAAAAGCAACTCTGTTCTTAACATATTACCTAAGATTTGATTTTCTCTGCAAAGATTTGAGCCTTTAACTTCTGGCTTAACTTCACCAATATAAAGGTGATTTTTAATATGCGATACAGTTCCGTTCGCCGTTATCTTTTAAGCCGTGAAAGTCTACTACCTGTTGTAGGCTTTTAAGGCCTACCGCTTTTGCTTGCTGTGATGGGGTCATGCTTCAACCCCGCATAGCCTAGCTATTTTTATTAGCTCTTTGTCTGTTTTAAACGCTAAAGAAAAAAATGTATCACCTTCGCAAAAAGAGCCATCACCCACTTCAAGTGCTTTGAACTTTAGCTCTCTAACGATGATTCCGATTAATTGACCTTTAGTTTCTGTGTTCATATTCTTTGCTCCGCTTCTCTAGTTGATGTAAGTATTATACCCAATTATTACACTATTACAAGCATTAAATGAAACTATTACACGTTTTAATGATTTATCTGCCACTTCTTTTATACCTTTTTCTTGACGTCAGGAATATGGTCAGTGTTTTGATTGTATCCTTTGTTATAGTAGTGATCCCACATGCTGCCAAGTTTTGACCTGCTGTTTTTCTTAAAGCCATTTTTGGCATCGTTAGCGCCTAGCCTTGTCGCTTTTCTTATTGTATCTTCGTAGTTGGTCATCTTCTTATCCTCTATTATGGCGGCTATTAACCGCGACTGTTGTTAGAATGGAATATCATCATCTAGGTTGTCATACGCTTCCGCTTGCTGTGGCGCTTGCTGTTGTGGTGCTTGTGCTGGTTTGGCTG